TATAAGAACACCCTAAAAAACACCTTATTTGACAAATCCCTTTAAAGGTATGGGTAAATAAGCATATGCAACGCCCTATTTGTGAGACATGTGGACAACGTCCCAAGGCTATAAACTATTATAAGGATAAGCAACCTTATTTTAGGCGCAAGTGTGAGCAGTGTTTAAAGATGCACAAGCCCGTTAAGCCGCTGTGGGTTGATAGTGGATATAAAGTCAAGCGAAACTGCGAGGCTTGTGGATTCAAGCCCAGCATAAGAAGTCAAGTTACTGTGTTTTATGTTGATGGTGATTTAACTAATGTTGCTAAGAACAATCTCAAAACAGTTTGTTTAAACTGTAATGCAGAACTAGTTAAAACGGGATGGCGCCGAGGTGACTTAACACCTGACGATTAAGTTCAGCTAGTGTGCTGTTATTTTCAATTACTACGTCTTTTCTGCTTTTGATCCAACGCCATTCGCTTGGGTGTATTTCTACAGGTTCTACGCCTGTGATTTCATATTTGATAAGCCACTCTGGAGTGCGACCGCGTTGTACTTCCCATACTTCGCCGCCAATGTCACGCAGCATAGCAATCTCATTTTCAAAACGCACATCAGGCACTACATAGTTGCCCGGGTTTTCCAGTATAGTTTTTTTAAGTAGGCTTACCCAGACTCCGTCATCAAAGCCATTACGCATGCAATCAGTACCAAATAACTGAAGCACCAAACGAGGAGTGACTTCCATTTTCGTTTCAGCACTCCAAAAGTCGTCAGGTTGTTCACGCCAAGTTCTTGACTCATCAGTGTCTCCTTCCAGCATTGCACGATCCCATCCAAAGATTGTACTTACGCCATCTTTGAGTTTGTCAGCAAAACTTACTTTTTTAAATCCTTGGTCGACTAGAATATCAGCGACAGTTCCTTTACCGGAACCGATCAGTCCGCAAATTCCAATAATCATACTTTTGGCCTCGTATTGTATCTAATGTTTCTGTGAATTCGTAAAATCTAGTATTGTCAATAAATGTATCTTGTAATTGATTGTTAAGTTCAGTTAATACTTGAATACAGTTTTTATAATCTTCTTGTCTTTTACTATTTGTTAGTTTAACTATACAATTAGTAACTACAGTTGTCAACTGTTTTCTTGTATCTTCTGGAAGAACACAAGGATGTAAATGTTTTGGAGTTGTACAAATATACATATCAGCACTGTATGCATCTTGTTCATGTTTGATAATATAGTCTACTAAACTCTCAAGATATGGAACACTATATGCGCTAAGAACAGTATTGAACATAACACTACATTTTAAATCTAAAATCTTTTTTATGTTTGCATCTACTATGTCCCAAACTGTGCCATAGCGAATATACTCTGCAGGTTCTCCCACTGCATCTATACTTAGTGTTATATGTAAATTAGGAAACCTTTTAGCATAAGATAAAAATTTTTCATCTATCATACTTGCATTTGTAGTAACAAGCAACTGTGTTTCTGGATTGCAAACATCTAGTATATCGTAAAATTGTTTAATGTAAGTCGGCTCGCCTCCAGTAAACATTAGTTTCTTTACAGTAGGCAGAATCTGTTGTATATCGTAACTTATTTGATCGACATGTTCAACATAATTCTTGTCAAGTTCATAACCGTAAAACTTCTTTAGTTTATGCACTTTTGATTCTTTTGCAATTCGACTACTAAAAATAGGCTCGCAACTTCTGCATGCAAAATTACATTTATTACTTAATCGTAAATCCAAGTATTCAACACTTGCAATGTTAGGTATTGCATATTCTTGTAAACTGCGCTGCCTTAAACTTAATTGATTGTTTTCTTCTTTATGCTTACAGGCAGAACATCCACTAGGCCATATACCATTTTCAAGTTTATTCCTAACACTGGATAGTTCTTCGCTGTTCCAATATTCATTAGGTGTTAGAGAACTATTTTCGGTAAATTCGCAACACGGCTTTGTGAAATTTTGACCAATAAATTGGTGCATATAAGGCAATGGACATTTTATCAAGTGTTAACCTATAATAAATGAGAGTGGATCACTACCGTCAACATAGTTGCGTAGTTCTTCATCGAGTTTGTCTATTTCAACTTTAAATCCTTGATCTACTAGGATATCAGCAACAGTTCCTTTGCCTGATCCTATTAGACCGCAAATTCCAATTATCATATCAATTGCTTTCTTATTTTATTGTAAGGAACTTCTTGTTTTACCAAAGCACAAATTTTTTCAATGTTAAAATTACATTTTTTTATAATGTAATTATTTTTTTCTCGCCATTGGTTATATATTTCTCTATCAAAATCATATCCTACTATATTATTGTATTGTAAATCTACCCATTTGTCTAATAAAATTTTGTTTTTTGATTTATATTCTGTACGGTTATGGTTGTAATGAGAAACTGCAATTTGATATATCATATAATGGTCTGCTTGATTCGTGTCTCTCTGTTCTAGTATTTTATACAATTTATTAGATTTTGTTAAAGTTTTTGAAGTTACTTGGTAACACTTATAAAAATTTGCACTAGTTGTAAAACTTAACAAATTATTCGTACTAATAATGTCCACTATATAGTTACTATATTTGTCAAAGAATGGATGATAATAATGATTTTTTATAATATGAGTTTGCTTATCATTGATAGCCTGTTCTATTTTTTCTTCTAATATATCAAATTTGAGTATCTGATTTGATAATGCTAAAGAAGATAATGTATGTTCTTTATTAGTTTTTACTACAGTCTGGCCATTATCTTTTATTTTTGTACAGGTGATATTAGAAATTAGATCTGGATTAGCAGATAATATAGAAGAAACTATAGTATCTCCTGCATATCCGCCTTCCCAGCGAAAAATTTTAAGCATTTAATTTATCCTATGATAAACGAAAGTGGATCACTACCATCAATATAGTTGCGTAGTTCTTCATCGAGTTTGTCTATTTCAACTTGTGCTTCTGCTTTAAGTGCATCACCATTTAGACTTGTGCCGCCTTGTGGTCCTGCAATAGTTGAAAACTTTGAACGTGCTTCACCTAGTGTATACTTTGCAAGTGCTAGTGCATAGTCTTGAATCCACGGACCAGCGTGTCTGTCTTGTAGCAGTCTGCTTTCTGGACGTAGGTTGTAAGTCCATAGCACAATCTGTTCACCGCTTGCACTAAACTTTCTGAGTAATGTAATCTTTTTAGTTACAGGATTAAACTCAAAGTTTACAAAGCCACCAAACAGTCTAGCACTTAGTTCTTGATACTGATAGTATAGTTCGTATGTTGCCATACCGCCAATGCGTCCACTTTGTAGCAAGTAAGTATTCTGAAATGCTGCCTCAAATGGTTCAAACTGTGTACCAGTATCGCTACTACCACTGCCAACACTGCGTCTAAATGCTTGGCGCACTTCTTCAATCTCGTCTGGCAGTGTATACTCTTGCTGTTCTTTGACAACACTTAGGAATACATATGAACTCTCATAGGCATTTTGACTACGCTGACGAAAACGCTTTACTGCTTTGTCAATGCTATTATCATAGTGTTCTGGATCGAGTTCAACATCCACCATTCCATCGCCTAAGCGAAAGCGAATGTAGTCTACTGTATCTGCTCTTAAACTTGCTAGTGTTGCCATAGTGTATTCCTTCTATACACTATTTATTACTTTACCGCTTTAAGGATCACAGTGTCAGCATTAAAGCGTCCATTCATCTTTGTTTCAACACCTTTGATTTCATCTAAGAACTTGCGCAACTGCACTTTACCACTCTTGTTAAAGTCTGCTAGTTGCTGCTCTGGCTTACGCAGTGTTTTTGCTACACTTGTGTTAGCATTAAAAAACTGTAGTGTAGTTCCTTTAACTTGGAACTGTTGCGCATCCTCTGCAACATACTTGCCCAGCTTGCGTGTCTTGACGTTAAACACCCAAACTTCCGTAGCACCAATAATATCCACAGGATTTATGCTGGCTACTTTATACTTTTCGTCGGTTTTGCAATACTTCATTTTTGCTACCAACTTGTCAGCAC